TAAACTGCCACCAAAAATAAAGGAGAACAACATGAAAGTAGAATTACCTGATGGCACTCCTATGCAAGAAGTTTTTGATGAATGGGACAGAGAATTAGAAAAAAAGAATTTCCGCAACTGGTTTAATAAAAAATTTCCCAATGGACTTTTAGGTAGTGATGTAGCAGCATATTACGCCCTTACCCATCCTTGGGAAATTTTACGTGAATGGAAACGTCAAATCAAATGGGCTTGGCAAAGAGTTTTTCGTGGTTGGGATGATAGAGCAGTTTGGAGCCTTAATTACCATTTGGCAGAAATAATTCCATCAATATTAAAAAAGCTAAAAGAAGATAAAGTGGGTATACCCATGTTTTGCTTTGAAGGACTAGAATATGGGGAGAATTATGATTACAATGACGAATCTATGAAGATTGCGGAAGAACGTTGGAATGCAATTTTGGATGAAATGATAACTGGTTTTGAGATATACAATAAGTTATGGGAAATTCCTGATTACGAAAAAGAAAGAGAAGAATACAAAAAGGTAGAAAGAGCTTTAGAATTATTAAAAATACATTTTGAAAGTTTATGGGACTAGAAAGGAGGAGTAATGATACCTATTTGGGCTGTTGTAGTTATAATCTTTATACTTAGTGGAATGATAATTCATCAATGGTGGAGATATAGAACAGCATTGGAATGTAATAAATGTTTAGAATTTTATTTATACCAATATATTAATAAGTATGGACAATCATTTGAGGTTTGCGAGAAGGTGTTAGAAAACAATGCCGATAACAAAGAATAATATAACAGTAGTAATTTTTTCTAAAGACCGCCCTTTACAGTTAGATTTAACACTTACAAGTTACGAAAAAAATTCAATTCAACGATACGACAATGAAATAGTTATTTATAAAACCTCTTCTGAGAGATTTGAAAAAGCTTATAATCAAATTTCTAAAGAGCATCCTAATATTAGATTTTTAAAAGAAACAGATTTTAAATTAAATTTATTGGATTGTTTGAAGAATAAAAGATATGTTTTATTCTTAGTAGATGACTGTATATTTACTAAAAAGTTTTCTATTAAAAACATATGTAATTTTCTTGATATGTGCCAAGGGGCAATAGGGTTTTCTCTTAGACTAGGAGAAAATACAACCTATTGTTATTCATTGTCAGTTGATAATGGTATTCCTGCTATGCAACCATTGGGGTCAAACATATATGGTTTTAATTGGAAAGAAGTTGGTATCGGAGATTTTGCTTATCCTTTAGAAGTATCAAGTTCTGTATATAGAGTAGAAGATATTAAAGGGTTATTAGAAAATCTTCCATATAATAATCCGAATTCCTTAGAGTGGTTAATGAGCATTAATGTAAAATTTTTTAATCATCTAGGTTTTTTATTGAGTTTTAGGAAGTCTGTTGCTTTCTGTGACCCCATTAATAGAGTCCAAACAGATAATAATAATAGAGCAGGGGTAAATCCTAGATATAGCATAGAAAATCTGCTTATATTGTACGAAGCTGGCTATAGAATAGACCATAATCTTTTTGATGGTTTTGTATCAAATGCTTGTCACCAAGAAGTAGATATAGATTTCTTAGAGCCAAATAAAGGAACATATGAATATAGATAAAGGTATTTATAAAATCAAAAATTTGGTTAATAATAAATGCTATATTGGGCAAAGTGTTAATTTAAAGAAGAGAAAAATTAAACATTTTTTAGATTTAAAAAACAATAAGCATAATAATAATCATTTACAAAATGCATATAACAAGTATGGAAAAAATAGTTTTGAGTTTTCGATTTTGATGTATTGCGAAAACTTCGAACTAACACGTTACGAAAAATTTTTCGATAAATATTATAAAAAATTAAATCTTTCTTATAATATTAGGGAAAGTGTTGATAGTAATAAAGGATTATCACGTTCAGAAGAATTTAAAAAAAATATATCTGATAAAAATAAAGGAAAACCTAGCAAGAAAAAAGGAATTTCTTTATCGGAAGAAATAAAAACAAAAATATCTAAATCTCTTATTGGTAACACTTATAGTTTAGGAAGGCATCTGCCTGATAACACTAGAGAAAAGATGAGTATGTCTAGAAAAGGGAAATTAAAATCAGAAGAGACAAAAAAGAAAATGTCTGATGCTTCTAAGAAAAGAAAAAGAAGGAACAATGGAACATGGACTTCAACAAAGATATAAAAAAACTTATAGAGAAGTTAAGTTTAGACTATCCTATTCTAGAATATGCGTATAATTCTAAGGAATTTGTCCCCGGTGAAAGTCAAATTTTTTATTCGGGAATGTACTGGTCAGAAGATGAAGTTGTAGCTGCAATTGAATCTCTTTTAGTTGGAAAATGGTTCTCAGCCGGAGAGAAAGTACGAGAGTTTGAAAGCAAATTTTCTAAAAAAATACATCAGTTATTTGGTGTAATGGTGAACTCTGGTTCAAGTGCAAATTTAATAATGATTGCTACCTTAAAAAAATATTATAATTGGCAAGATGGTGATGAAATAATTGTTTCGGTTGTTGGCTTTCCAACAACCATTTCTGTTATATCCCAAAATGGTTTAGTGCCTGTATTTATAGATATAGAAAAGGACACTCTTAATTTTGATTTATCTCTTATTGAAAATAAAATCACACCTTATACTAGAGCAATATTTTTATCACCAGTATTGGGAAATCCACCTAATATAGACGATTTAATTTTTATATGTGAGAAATATAATTTAAAATTAATTCTAGATTGTTGTGATAGTCTAGGTACAAAATGGAAAGACAAATGGTTAGGGGAATATGCGGTAACATCTTCCCACTCTTTTTATCCTGCGCATACAATCTCTACAGGAGAAGGGGGTATGATTACTACTGATATTCGTGAAGTAGCCAATATAGCTAGGAGTTTAGCGTCTTGGGGAAGAGCTTGCGTATGTTCTGGTACTGAGAATCTATTACCTAATGGTATTTGCAATCATCGTTTTGACAGATGGTTGCCAGCGTATGATGGTATTATAGACCATAAATATGTATTTGATTATATGGGGTATAATTTAAAACCCCTCGATTTACAAGGCGCAATCGGTATTGTACAAATTGATAAATTAAATGAAATTATTAGAAAGAGAAAGGAAAGTAGAGGAGTTATATCAGCAATTTTCGTTAAGCATATAAATAATATTGAAGTTCCTGTTACTTATAAAGATGCAGATACAAGTTGGTTCGGTACTCCTTTTATATGCGCTACAAAAGAGCAAAAAGAGAAATTAGTAAAATATTTAGAGAACAATAAAATTCAAACACGTAATTATTTTGCTGGAAACATATTAATGCATAAAGGATATTCGTTGTTAGGAAATCACAAAGATTTTCCTAAAGCAGATATGGTATTTGATTTGGTATTTTTTGTTGGTGCATCTCCTCATTACGATGAAAAAGTATTTAAATATATAGATAATGTTTTGAAGGAGTTTCCAAATGTCTAATCTCGTACTTGGTTATGGGCAATTAGGAAAAGAAATTGTGAAACAAACGAATTGGGATTATATCAGTAGAGAAAAGAATGGTTTTGATTTTCGTGATACAGCAGAGTATGCTGGCTTAATGATTAATTATGATACAATTATAAATTGCATTGCAAATACAAAAACATATTCTGCTAATAAAAATTCTATGATGGAAGTAAATTTTACAGCAGTTTATCGTTTAGCAAACTTATGTATGTATACTAATAAAAAACTGGTTCATATAAGTACGGATTATATATATGCTGATTCTTTTCCGAATGCTACAGAAGAAGATGTGCCACTACATGCGAGAAATTGGTATACTTATTCTAAATTATTAGCAGATGGCTATATACAATCAATTTGTGATGATTATCTTTTAATTAGAACATCATTTAAACCATATCCTTTTCCTTATGAGCAAGCTATTACAACACAAGTTGGAAATTTTGATTATACAGATATCATAGCAAAATTAATAATAAAACTGATTAACAAAGATGCAAAAGGGGTATTCAATGTTGGTACAGAAGAAAAATCAATGTATGATTTAGCTAAAAGAACCAGACCTGATGTAGCTCCTACCAATAGAATATTAGACCCAACAATGCCTACAGATATAACTATGAATATAACTAAAATGAAGGAGTTTTTAAAATTGAAAAAGATGCAGCTATAGCCTATAATAAAAAAGCTATAGAATTATATGGAAAAAATGCTAAATTAAATAATATAGAGGAGAAAATATGAAAATATCTATTTGTATCCCCACATATGAATACAACGGTTTTGGAAAAGAATGTTTAGAATATTCTTTTGTTAAAATGAAAGAACAATTATTTGAAGATTTTGAAGTAGTAATATCTGACCAATCAAAGGATTTTGTAATAAGAGATTTGTGCAATAGTTGGAAAAGGAAATTACATATAAAATATATTCATAATAAAAAAGATATTGGTAATGCAGCGGCAAATATGAATAATGCTATAAATAATTGTGAAGGGGAGTGGATAAAAATACTCTGTCAAGATGATTATCTAGCTTATAGTGATTCCTTATTAAATATATCAAAACATTTTGATAGTACAAATAACTGGCTTGCAACAGGTTATATTCATACTCACGATAGAAAAAATTTCTTTTCTTATCACCACCCATATTTAAATCCAAATATACATACTGTCA